GGGGCTATCACTGGCACCAACATGGTGATTAACGGTGGTATGACCGTGGCACAACGCTCGTCCAGTGTGACGGGTGTTACTACTGCCGGTTACAGAACTTGTGATCGGATGGAAGTTAACATAAACAATCTTGGCACTTACACTGTTACCCAAGAGAATGATGCACCCGAAGGGCTTGCTAATAGTCTTAAAATAGACTGCACTGTAGCAGACGCCTCCCCAGCTAGTTCAGATTATGTTTTCTTTGCACATAAGCTTGAGGGACAAAACCTACAGAACCTTAAGAAAGGCACCTCAGATGCCTTGCCTGTTACTTTATCATTTTGGGTAAAGTCTAACATGACAGGTACTTATCAGGTTAACGCACGAGATCAGGATAATGTAAAATACATAAGCGCAAGCTATACAGTCGACGCATCTGGAGCTTGGGAATATAAAACTATCACACTGGCGGGTGACACAACAGGCGTTCTTGACAATGATGCAAACGAAAGCTTGAAGCTAGAGTGGTGGCTTGATAGCGGCTCTAACTTTAACTCGGGAACCTTGAATACAAGCTGGACTGCTGCAAGCAATGCCAACCGTAATGCTGGCGCTACAGTAAACATTGGCGACAGCACCTCTAACTACTGGCAAATCACAGGCATCTGCCTGAACGTGGGAGACAGTGCTATCGACTTCCCGCACGAAAGCTACGGGGAGACATTGGCTAAGTGCCAGAGGTATTATGAGCGTGTTGAAACATCTTACAAAAACAGCATTTCAGGTTATTTTACAAACTACGGCAATGGTAAATGGGTTGGGCCACAGTTTCAGTTTAAAGCTACTAAACGTGCTACACCTACTATGAGTGATCTCGGTACTTTTAGCTGGCGACGAGCTAATTTTAGAAATGCAACTTCAACTACAATCGGAACAGGTGCTACAGGTTTTAGTAACACAACTACCGATAGCTCTACTGTAGAGATTACGGAAAGTGGTCGAACCAATGGTAGTACTGCTTTAGTGTTTTCTAATGCAGGTTACACAATAGAAGCAGATGCGGAGTTATAGACATGGACAATATGAACATCACGACAGCGCAGTACACCGCAGACTTTAACGGCAACAACACATCCATCAAAGCCACCATCGACGGCACTGAAATGTCAGTCCCCATGGACCCAGCCAACCGCCACCACGCAGAAATCATGCGGCAGGTTGATGCTGGCACACTAACGATTGCAGAGGCAGACTGATGTCTGAAGATAGCTGGCACCTTAGCAAGTCTGTACCGATTACACTGATCTTTGGCTTACTTGTTCAGGGAGCAGCTATCGTATGGACAGTTAGTATGATGATGTCTGACATAGAAGGTAACAGAGATGACATCATGTCCTTACAACAACGCATGGCCCGTATAGAAACTTCGGTACATGAACAAGCAGTATCACTAGCACGTATTGACGAAAACATAAAAGCAATAAGATCATCAGTAGAAAAGATGGCAGACAGAAATGAATAAAAAGGTTTGCCATAATGATAGAAGTATTAGCTTTAGCAGGTGCAGTTACTAAGATAGCTGGTGCAGTTAGCTCTGCAGTTAAAGCTGGTGGTGATGTAGCAGACTTACTGCCTCACTTTGGTAAGTTAGCTAAGTTAGAAGCTGACATTAGTATAGCTGAACAAGGTAGACATAAAGGTCCACTAGGTAGACTTACCTCATCTGAAGAAGAAGGCTTTGCAATTGCACAAGCTAAGATGAAACACAAAGAAGCACAGAACGAACTTCGTGAAGTGTGCAGACTATATGGACCACCAGGGATGTGGGACTTAGTAGTTAAAGAACAAGCTGCAGCTAGGGTTAGACAGAAAGAGGCACTAGAGGCACAAGCTAAAGCTAGAGACAAGTTGTTTTGGGGTATATCATTAACAATAGGTGTGATATTATTCTTAGGCGGTACAGGTGCAATGATCTGGGGTCTTAACGAAGTAGTGAACGGATAAAGGACTTTTTATGGCATACAATATGAAGAGAAATAATGATGGCACGTAATGAAAGTAAATTTAGGGGTGTCAAACCACCACCACCTAGTAATATTAAACAGATGCCTTCTCCTGCAGCACCTAAGATTCCAGATAAAAATCCTGGTCAATGGCAGTGGGTATGGAACGAGTATTATAACGACCGTCCGTACATGCAAGCTGGAGTTATGAAAAACTCTGTTACAGGTAAGATCAAAAAGACTGCCTTCCGTGACATTCGTAATGACAAAGGTCAGATCCAAAAAAGCCTACTACATGCAGAGGGTAATGCCTTTCGTGCTAAGCTCAATGAAGAGAATGGATATACTGCTTGGGCTAAAGAGCGAGCTAGACTTAAGAAGATAGAACAAGACAGAGAAGCAGCAGAAGTTAAGGCTAAAGAGGAAGCAGCAGCTAAGGCAGCAGCTAAAGCTAAAGCTACAAAAAAAGCTAAAGAAAAAGCAGTGGCTCAAGCAGCAGCCGCTAAAGCTAAAAAAGAAGCAGAGGCAGCTAAGGCTGCAGCTAAATACAAAGCTGAAGAAGAGGCTAGGCTTGCTCAGATAGCTGAACAAAAACGTGTTCAAGAAGAGTATAACGCTAAGATAGCAGAGGAAAAAAGACTTCGTGAGGCTGCTGAGAAAGCTCAACGTGAAGCTGCTGAGAGACAACGTATTGAAGAAGAGAGACGTAGAGCTGAAGAAGCTCGTAAGGCAGCAGAAGCAGAAGCTGCTAGAATAGCTGCAGAGAAAGCTCGTCGTACTGCAGAAGCACAAAGAGTTGCTCAAGATAGAATGGAAGGTCGTGTAGGTGAAACTTACTCCCCATTTACAGGAGAAAGTGCTTCCGTATACAACCCTCCAGGGTATGAAGAAGGTAAAGCTGCTCCTTTATCTGGACCTACAACTGTAGCATCAGAGACTGCTGATGAAGAGTCTAAAGTATTTGCACCAGGGTATATTGAAGGCGCTATACCACAGACAGTATCTCTACCTTCTCAAGAAACAACAGGGATAAGTCAGACAGTAATGTATTCAAATGAAAGAGGTCAGCAATTGCCAGTAACTGAAATTGATGGTAAGGCTGTAACTTACGTACCCCCAGGATTCTCTAAGATGACTATGGCAGAAGGTGGTGTAGTTGGTTATGCTGAAGGTGGCGACACTAACTTAGATGCTAAATACCAATTAGCTACAAAGTTCTTAGGTTATAAAGGACCAAAGACTATAGCTGGACTTACTGACTTTGCTAAGGCAAACCCTGGAGCAGGTGCTCGTATGGGTATGTATGAACAAGCTATGGCTCGTGGTGGTATGGTTCGTGGTCTTGCAGAAGGTGGTGACAATATTAGCTACAAAAAAGATATTGTACCTATGTTTGGAGAAGCTGTAGAGCAAACTATGCAGCCTATGCAAGCTCCTGTAGAGTATATGAAAGCTACTGATGATCAGATGATTTCACCTACTGCTGGTCAAGTATACGGCACTGCACCTACTACTGAGGCTGCTACAGTAGGCCAAGTATCTCAAGCTCAGGCTCCTACTTATGTGCCAGCAAGCACTTATCAGGCAGGTACAGTTACTCCTTTTGTACAAGCAGAAACAGAAAAACTTCAAGCTGCTGAAGGTGAAGTTAGTGAAGAAGCTCAAGTACAGGCTCAACAACAAGACAAGTCTGCTGTGTCAGATCTTGAAGCTGCTCAAGGTGCTGCATTTAAGATGCAGAATCCTGTACAACGTGAGCTGCAAGAAGGTGAACTAATTAGTGGTGCTGCAGACGCACAGAAGGCTGCTAAGTTCACTGAACAAGTACAAGCTGCTGAAGCTACCCCCTCAAGTAAAGCCACTGTACAAGGCCAACTAGAAGGCCTGATGCAAGACTTTGAAGGTGGTGCTACACCTACATGGGCTGCTGGTGCAATGCGTAATGCTACAGCTGCTATGGCTGCTCGTGGCTTAGGTGCAAGCAGTATGGCTGGACAAGCTTTAGTTCAAGCTGCTATGGAATCTGCTTTACCTATTGCTCAAGCTGATGCACAAACAGTTGCACAATTTGAAGCTCAGAACTTGTCAAACCGTCAACAACGTGCTATGCTTGCAGCACAACAACGTGCACAGTTTATGGGTCAAGAGTTTGATCAAGCATTCCAAGCTCGTGTTCAGAACTCAGCTCGTATTGGTGACATTGCTAATATGAACTTTACTGCAGAGCAGAATATAGCTCTTGAGAACTCTCGTGCAGTAAATACTATGAACCTTGCTAATCTAAGTAATCGTCAAGCTATGGTTATGGCAGAAGCTAGTTCTTTAGCTAACTTAGATATGGCTAACCTAAACAACAGACAACAAGCTGCAGTACAAAATGCTCAGAACTTCTTAGCTATGGATATGGCTAATCTAAATAATGAACAACAAACTGCAATGTTTAAAACACAACAAAACATTCAGTCTTTGTTTACTGATCAAGCTGCTGAGAATGCTGCTGCACAATTTAATGCTGCTAATGAAAATCAAACAAGACAGTTCTTTTCGTCTTTGTCTGCACAGACCTCACAGTTTAATGCATCACAAACTAATGCAGTAAATCAGTTTAATGTAAACTCTATTAATGCTATTCGTGAGTTTAACTCTAACTTGCAACAACAACGTGATACATTTAATGCTACAAATAGTTTAGTTGTAGCTCAAGCTAATGCACAGTGGAGGCAGAACATAGCTACACTTAACACTGCTGCACAAAACGAAAGTAACAGAGAATTTGCACAAACAATTAATTCTATGACTTCTAAGAATATTGATGCTGTGTGGCAACGTGAACGTGACTTAATGAGTTATAACTTTACTTCTACTGAGTCTGCTAAAGATCGTGCACTGCAAATATTGGTGGCGGATAAAGAGCTACAGCAACTTAAAGAGTCTATGGGCTATGCAGAGGATACAGCTAAAACTGAATTGGCTTTTAGGTTTTTGTTTGGAGACTCTTTTGGTGGATTATTTGGAAGGTAAATAGATGTACAAAGGACAATATTTAAATTTTGTAGAGGCTATAAAGCAAGGTGGCGTAGAAGGACTTAAAGCTTCTAAGTCTGCACGAGCAGAAAAAGCTTTGATGACTCAAAAAACTACAAGTAACTTACGGGAAGTTACTGAAGATTTTAATGAAAAGCTATCTAAAGAAATGCTGACTAGGTTTCAATCAGCTAATGATGATGTAAAAGTTGCTGAAGAAGATATTAAAAAATATCTAACTAATTTAAATCAGGATGTAGAAACCCCCAAAGAAAAACCTTCTGGGGGTCTTATGTCTAAGACTACTCTTGACTTACCTAAAAACCTACTGGGTAAAAAAGGGACTGAAAATAATAAAGTAGCACCTCAATCTTATTACAACGACCCCTTAGAAGTAGAAGGTTTTACCCGTAATGCAGGGGGTGCTCCTGAAGCTGATCAAAAAGAAGCTATAAGTACAATAATTGAAGTAGGTCGAACCTTGCAAGCTTCAGATGAAGAGATAGCTTATGCTCTAGCAACCGCTCGTCATGAGTCTGGGTTTAATAAGTTTGCTGCTGCTAAATCTACCAGTGCCTACGGGCTAGGACAGTTTGTAGATGACACTGGTTCTGGGTATGGATTAACTCAAGAAAATAGGGACGACTTGCAAATGCAAGCTCAAGCTTTAATAGAGTATACACAATACAATACAGACCTTGCTGAAAAAAGAGGTCAAGGTTTAGAATATGTTTATAAGTATCATCATGATGGGCCAACATCAGATTATGGTGGCTTAAGTAAATCAAAGAAACACATTATGCCTTACGTGCCACAATACTTAGAAATAGTTAAAGGGTTTAACTGATGAGTTTAATATTTAATGGACCTATCCCAGGCCAATCACTTACCACTGAACCTAAAGCTATGCCTTTTGAAAGGCCACCAGAAATAGTTGATCCTATAGAAGCTTTAGATGTCCACATTGATAACCTATCTAACGCAGAGGCTATGGAAGATGCACTATTCTTTCTTGAGATGGGTTTAGATCTTGTGTCATTAGTAGAAGGTATACTTCGTAGTGCAGTCATGGAAGGTATCCACAGTGTAGATGTAAGTCTTATTATTGGTCCAGTTATACATGAGTATATTAAAGCTGCAGCAACAAGAGCTGATATAGAGTTTGACGAAGGCTTTGATGACCCTGAACGTGATAAAGCTTTAGCTTATGAACGTGATACTATGAGGGCTAAGAAAATGCTTCGTAGGCTTCGTGAAGAAGAAGGTGAAACACCTGAAGCAGCTCCGGTAATGTCTATGACTATGTTATCAATGGCACCAAAAGAAGAACCTATGGAAGAAGAACCGATGGAGGTAGAGGAAGAACCTACTGCCCCTCAAGGTCTAATGGCGAGGGTGTAATAATGGCTTTTAAATTACGTGCAGCAGGTATCACTAACTATCTCAAAGGTGTTGAAGAAAGAGAAGCTTTAAAGCAAGCTCGTATGGATAAGAAAGAAGCATTAGCTCTTGAGCTTATGTCTAAGTATGGAGCAGGTACTTTTGCTGGTATGGGTACTAAGTCTGGTAAAGCTAGTGCTGCTGCTGTTTCCTCTAATGCAGCTACGCAAATGTTAAGAAAAAACTATGGTCTAGATGACGATGTATTAGCACCAATTCTTGCTACTGGTGATCCAAAAGGTTCACAAAAAATACTTGATATTCTAAATGAACAAAGAAAACTTTATAAGAAAAATAACATGGAGCTACCTGACTCTGTTATACAAGAGGTTGTAGGAAATGCAGTACTTACACAACCTACCAATAAACCCATAGACTTTACAGAAGTTGAAAATTATATTGGCAGGGAAATGGATTCTTTGTATAAAGAAATACTACAACAAGGTACAACTACTGCTGGAGAAGTTTTACCTTTTGATCCTGGGTTTGCAGAGATACCTAGTTTAAGTGATATACCTACGGTTATGCAAGCTGCAGTACAAGATGTTTCAGGTACCGCAAAAAGAGAGCAATCTATAATTAAAAGAAGACAAGCAGAACTTTTAAAACTTCAAGAGACAGATAGTTCTGGTATATACCAAAACGAGTTTAATATTTTGACGGATCGTCTAGATGAAATTACTTCTGCTGTAGATAACATTAAAGATGACCCATCTCAAATTATCAGTTTATATGGAAACTCTTATGCTAAAAAGTTATTTAGCTCTGATGCAGGTCAATCAGTAAAGAACTTACCTTTACCATCTATACTTACAGATGCAATGTCTAGTTACCCAATGGTTTCTAGTATTGAAATGGGTGTGGCTCTATTAAACGCTGGTGTATTTGAACCTAACACTATTGTAAGACTTCCAACAGGCCAAACTGTCGAGTTAGTTCCTGGATCTTCTCCGACTCAATAAAGGTATTAAATATGGCGGAACCATTAAAGGTTTATGCAGATGACTATAAGAGTCCTCTAGAAACTTCTGAACCTATTAAAGTGTATACAGATGACTACACTTCAAATCCTATAGTACCTCAAGAGGATGGTAGCCTCATTGACTTAAGCCCTGTGCTTAAACAGTATGGAGAAAGTCTTACTAAAGAAGATATTCTTGCTAACGATGACCTTATGGATATTGTTTATTCAAGTTTAGAGGCAAGGTACACGCCCAAAGGTATACTCACTGGAGCTAGACGAGCTGCATCAGGTCTTGCTGGGGCAGACATTGGTGGTGGCATTAGGAGTCAAGACTATAGATCTATGGATAGGGAAGAGGCTTTTGAAACTTGGCAGAACTACCAACGTTCTTTTGCTGGGGGGCAAACCGTAACTACAGCTAATGAACTAGCCTATGGAGTATCAGCAGATGACTCAATAAAAGCTAGATTAGGTGCTGGCTATACGTTGTTTGACCAGATGGATAATGCATTTACTGGTGAAGGTTCTTGGCGTGAGATGGCTGATGCTATGTACGACTACACTGTATCTGCTGTGTATGATCCATCAACTATTCTTTCGTTAGGTTTAGGTAAGTTGTTTGGTTTTGCTGGGACTAAAGCTAGTAGCTTAGCTGGGAAGACCCTGTTAAAGAAAGCTTATCAAGATCAAGTTAAAAAGGGTGTAGCTAAACAGACTGCTTTAGCTAACGTAAGATCTGCTGCTGTAAAAGCACTACCTGCAGCTACTGCTGACGCCATGATAGGTGCTGGTGTTGATGTCTTATATCAATCTCAATTAATTAAAACTAATGCACAAGAAGAATACTCAGGTGCTCAAACAAGTTTAGCTGCACTAGGTTCACTGTTTGTAATACCTACACTTGCTGTAACAGGTGCATCTCTTAAAGAGTTACGTAAGGGTCCACTTAAAAATACATTTCTACGTTACAAAGAACTTGATAAAAATATCCTAGAGGTTGGTGTAGATGCAGCAGAAAAAGATCTTAGAGAAAACGTAGGTAAAGACATTGATATAAGTGTTTTAGATGAAACCTTTGGATTAGTTGAAGGTACTACTAAAGACTTTTTAGTCTGGGAAAAACTTGTAGATAAATCTCAAGATGCACTAAAATCTACCGATCAAGAATATACAGACGCAAAAGCAACCAACGCCTTCTTTAGTTACTTATTTAGAGGTGATCCTGAAACTAACACACCAGGTTATGCCCCCATACTTAACAAGGCTGGGTTTACCAGTCACGCAGCTTTAGAACAGAAGTATGGTAACAGGTCTGCAGTACTTGCTCAGACTTTAAGTTTTATTCCTGACGACAAGATGTCCCAGTTTATAAACAAATTTGAGAAAGATACTGGCTACAAGTTAAATTTTATAGGTGAGGGTGGTAATGTTGTCAGAGGTAATAAGGCAACTTCAGCAGATCTAGTAGCACATTTTGCAAATCAATCTAGATTAGCTGGCCAATCTTTGAGGTTGATTAGGACTGTAGGTGATGCAGTAGGATTAGGTATGTCACCTAAAGAGGCCTTAGAAAGTATTAAGGGTGGTGGTAGTAGTAAAGATCCTAAGCGTATGCAGTTTAGTTTATCTGTCTATAAAAGAATGTTGACCTCTCACCTATCTACTACTGGTGCTAACCTTAAAGGTTTTGCACAGTTAGTTGGAATTAATGCTGCTGCAGATATGTTTACAGCCTCTATAGAACTTAGCCAAGGCAAGTTCTTTAAGCTGCTTGGTAATGAAGAGGCAGCAACAAAATATTTTAACAAAGCCTATGGTTCTAGTCTTGGAGCTATTCGTCGTGGACTTGATATTGTATCTCCAGACATACCTATGGAATATGCTGACAAGATTTTAAACTTAAACCCTAAGATAGCTGAAAAATTATTTAGGGATGTTGCTGGTGATGGTGGTGTAAGAGATGCATTTGCTGACTTTAACTTAGATAAAACTGGTAAAGTTGAGGCTATTGCATGGAAAACTGCTGATGCAGTAACAAAGGGTGCACAAACTATTGCATTAGTTAGAATGCAAGATGATCTGACAAAACGTTGGGCATTTGGTACTAATTTAAATCAACAGATCATGAAAGCTTATGGCATGACTCCTGAGGAGTTCTTCTCTAGAAATAAAGAGAACTGGACAGCAATAGAAATGTCTAAGCCTAAGTTTCAAGAGATCCTAGAGATAGCTGCTTATCGTACTATGCGGGAGACTGCCTCTGTAAACTGGTCAACTCTACCTGGGAACAGTGCCTTAAGAGCTAGTGCCAGACACTTAGAGACCATTACTAACAGGACACCTGTGGGTTTTGTAGTGCCTTTTGGTAGCTTTTTTAATACCACTATTGCAACACTGGGAGACTTGTCTGGCGTTAATGGTATGGTACATGCTTACAGAAGAGCAACAGGTAAAAACCTAGATTATACTACACCATCTGGCGCAGAGGACTTAGGTAAGGTAGCTACTGGTGTTAGTTTAATTACCGTTGGGATAGTTGGAAATATATATGGTAAAAACGGTGCAAGAGATAGAATAGAAAATGGACTTGCACATAATCAAGATCTTCAAAGTGATGGCAGTATCCAAGACAGACAATATGACTGGCCGGGATCTCAAATAAGATTAATGTCTCAGATTGTGGCTCATGGATTAGATGGGAGCAATAATCCTCTTGACTACGACAGGTCTAAAGTACCGGAAGGATTGTTTAGGGAGTTAAAGCTTCAACTTGGTGGTCAGATAGTTAGAGACTTGGATGATGTTGGTAAGACTCTTCGTACTATGGGTGAAGATCTTTCAGATGCAGAGACTTTGCCAGAGTATATTGTTGCAGCTGCAGTTCCAATTTTATCTAGGCCTATACAAGGTATAACACGTCCCCTTGATCCTATCAATCAAGTGTGGGGTATGGTGTCGGACAGTAATATGAATCCTGATTTAAGACAAGGTTCAGCAAAAGTAAACGAGATGTTGAAATACATAAACAACATTACAGGCACATCAAATAAACTTCCTGAGAGAGCTAGGCCAACTAGAGGTACCGATAGGAAGATAGATATAGGAAAACAGATTTTAGGTACACGAGAAATAAGTAATCCAAACTTAATTGAAAAAATGATGAATGTTGCTGGACAGCAATACTGGGAGGCTATAAGATTTAGTGGACCACCAGAAATAAAAAACCAAATGGATGCAATAGCTGCACCCTACTTTGAAGTAGCTGCACTAAAAGCTTTAAGAAAACTTCAAGCTAAAAAAATGGACTACTTTGATTTACCTTTAGAAGAGCAGACAGAAGTTCTTGAAAGAATTAAGTCAGAAGTTAGAACTAAAGTAACTTCTGTAGTAGAAGAAGGTTTACCTAGTCAAGTTAATTTAGTAAGAGTTTTATCTGGTAAAGATAAAGATAAAGTAAAAAATATTATGGATACCCTTGGCATAGAGGGTGACTTAGAAGACCTACTACAAACAGAAGATGGTCTCCTACAACTAAATAGGATTAAGATACTACTGAAAAACTACGACGAGATATTTTTCTCTGACCTAGAATAAACTTAAGGGGGCCACTTGAAGCCCCCTTTTGTTATTCATCATCATCCTCTAACATGAAGTCAGCCCAATCATATGACTCACGCTTTATATCTCCTTTGTGAACATGCCCTGGAGATCTTGACAACAACGCAGCCATCGCTTGACCAGCTAAGTACCTACGAGAAGTAAGTGCTTTGTTTTTAAGCGGTGGCTTTATCTTTTTCTGCCTGTAACTTTTGGCCTCTTCTTCAAGACTCTTTTTGTTTTTGTTCATTCAGCTTAACCCTTTCAAGGTTACGGAAGTAGGCTTTGTTAAAGCCCATCTCCCACTCCCTACCCTGCTTGGTATTTGGTCTATGAGGATTGCCTAAGTTGCCTTCCCTAAAGTCCTTTATACCTTCTTCGTATGGCCTCATTTGTGTTTTTCCTCCATTGCCTCTAACATCTTGTTTAAATACCATTCTGCTTTCTCCATATCCTGAACAGGGTTACCCTTGTACATATACCTATGTTGGTACTTGATCATATTACCGTGGCAGTAACCTATGAACTGCTCAAGGGTTAGTACCTGTTTGATATAGTCAATGCACTCTATACCACCACTTAACTTGTAATGTGCTGGGCTGTTTACTGGGTCGTATTTCATTTAAACCTCTTTAGGGATTTCAAAACAATAGTATTTTACATCAGAGTTAGGTGAAGGTCTAGTGTCCATAAGTCTTTTTTTAAGTGGAGCTGCAAACTCATGACAAGCAACCTGACTTGGAAAGAACGTATGATGACCTTGGATCTTATACCTATCTTCAAAGAACATTATGAGCACTAGAACATACATTAGAACAACCCTGAAATTGTTTCTAATGCCACCGGAATAACAAGGTCTGCTACAATCACAGCACCTGCTAAGAACGTCATTACTTCAAACATATTTATCTCCTATGTTATGTCTACCATTTCACAAACATCACCTGTACAGGCCATTGTCTGCATTGAGACTGTGTTATCTTCCTTCTCGTAGTTAGCCAACTCACTCCAAGCAATAGCAGATGGCATAGAAGAAAGCAAGTCTTTATACTGAGCCTTATCTACTTCTTGATAGGGTGCTTGTTGATAAGTGTGCTCGTTGTAAGGCAAGAAGGATACGCCCGACATCTCGTCAAAGTACTTGTACACAAAGGCACCTACTTCAAACCACTCATCCTTACGAACATTGATTGTCACTGAGGGTTTATGCTCACACCAATGTCGTTGATACATCAGCCAAGTATCAAGTTGTTCAATGGCTGTCATATCTTCAGTAACCACTGCCTTAGTCGGAGACTTCACAGGGAAACTAAATACTGTTGTTTGATCTGGCTTCATGACACAAGGCTCACTAGGTATACCTTGATCAGTCATGAACTGTGTTAGTGGATCTTTATTATCACCACGCACAGTACGGATATAATAGGGACTATGGCGAGCATGTATGCCACTGGCACTATCCACCAATTGCGATACCGTGCCCGATGGTTTGACGCATGTAATTGCAGCAGCAACAGGTATACCAAGACGGTCAGCCCATTCAGCATTAGTAGAAACACAAATCCCACGAAGATGTTCAAGAGTCTTCTCCAAGCCTTTGTTCTTAATAGTCATCAAGGAGTTATCCATTATCCCTGTAAGTGACACACCCAACAGACGCTCTTCTTCTGTGTTCTTGTTCCACACCTTACGCAAGTATGGAAACTTGGTGTAGGTGGATTGTATGGTTCCCAGAATCGTAGCCAGTCTAACCTTACGTTCAAGATCTTCCAAGCTGTCTGTTGCACGTACCACAACCTCAGTGAGATTGCAAAACTGATTCGGTCTAAGTATGATCTCACTGCACGGGTTAGTCCCGAACTCATAGTTAGGATCACGCCGACCATTCTTTTCAGCTTGCTTCTTACTTGCTTGACGATTGAATACACCACGCTCTCCACTTCCTGACTCTACCAGTGCCATCCACTCACGCATGAAGGATACAGCATCTGGCTTCTCTGTATAACTCACAGAGTTATTAGCTAAGGCACGTTGTGGATCATTCTCCCACCATGCACCTGACTTAGCATGACGCATACGATCATCACTGAGGTTACTCAAAGAGATCATAGCTGACCTACGTACACCACCTACTACAACTACCTCACCGATCTTACACATGATGTCGTGACACTCAATGCTGGATAGCTTACGTCCTTGTGCATTCTTGAAGGTAGTGATAACAAAGTTGAACAACTCAACAAGAGGTGCTGGACCAGAGGCTCGACCACCAAAGGTCTTAAGCTTTGCACCTGCAGGACGTACTAGACCAATATCCCACTGAGGGATTTCACCAGCCCATAGGAGAGCAAGAACTTGACGAAGAGCTTTAGCCCAACCTTCCTTACTGTCTTTGACAACGATGGTAGTCTCACTAACGAACAACTCAGGGATCTCAGGGAGTTTACTGACAAACTGCCGCTCGACACTGAAGCCAACACCAGTACCACAGAGCAAGATAAACATAGCCTCATCGAAGGACTTAGGGTCATCTACGGGTAGGTAGCTACAGTTGTACATACAGGTGTTGTCACGAGTAGCAGCTGGACCTGCAGTCATCATGGCTCGCATAGAGGGCATGACTTCTAGACCAAGAATAGCTTGTTCTATTTCTTCTGCAGTATGTGGGTTGTCATCATTAATAACTGGCCCAACAATATTATCTACATAACGAGATACTGTTTCATCCCAAGACTCCCTTCGTCCTTCGTCTTCAAGCCATCGTGCATATCGTGAAGTATGAATGAAGGATTGATAGTCTGTTGGTAGGTAGTTGCTCATCTATTATCTCCGCTTCCCTTTAGTACACCACGTTGCTCTCTGTCATCTAGCTTTGCCATGTTCATCTCCATAACCTTACGTAGGTTACCCCCGAAGATGTTTGCCAAGGCCACTGTATAGAACAACACATCACCTAACTCTTTCAGTATATCTTCATCCTTGAATCTATTCTTATCACGAAAGAGTTTCTTCACTTTCTCAGATACCTCACCTGCTTCACCAGAGAGTCCAAGAGTATTTTCTATTAGACGATCACGTCCCTTAGTCAATATCTTGTCCTCTACAAACTGGCTATAGAAACGGACAGGATCTTCTTCATAGTCTGGACTATTCTGAAACATATCAAAATAACCAAACGCTTCTAGATCACTCCGATTGATCATCCTTATCACCTTCCAATGACTGTTTCAATTCATTCGTTTTCATCTGCTGAACAGCACTGACACACTGACTGATGTGACTCAGTAGTGCTGAAGCATTGGAGCCTACATTCAAGATGTTTATAATCTCTTTCTGATCATCATTCATGTTATCAATTTCATACTCTTTATCGTCTAGAGTTAGCTTAGTCATACTTGTTTACCTCACATTGGATTACGGTTACATCATCTATGTCGTACAGAGCATCTTCTATTTTCTCTTTTAGTACTCCACAATTATCCCCAGAAATCTCCAGGAAATTAGCATCTTTATCTACGAGTATTGCTAGGTGGACTTCGTAGTTCATTTGGAA